ATGAGCCATTGAACGTGCGAGTGCGCGAGTGTAACGTGCGCCCAGACGATCATACAGGTTGTCTTCCATAGCTTCCTCAGTTAACGCAAACGCAAGAGCGATTGTCTCATGCGAATAACGTGCTGTGTAAGCTTCTGAGGCGTTGTCGAAATTGACTCCAGCGCCTTCTGCTTTGGTTTGTGCATTTCCAAAACCAACGAGCATTACCTCTTCTTCAAATGCACGATCTGAAGATTCGGTGTCGTAGATTTCAGCATGCTCGGCTTCGTAACGATCATATTCCATTCCGAATAGAGCGTTAAGGCCGGGTTCTAGCTCTTTCGCTAGTTGAGCGCGAGAAATAGCCATCAGTCAGCCTCCTTATGCCAAGCCAGTAGTGCCAGCACTAAACAAATGGTTGTTGATAACAACAATTACATTTGTATTAGCAGAGCCAACATCACTGTTCTCTGGGTCAGTGGAAATGTCGATAGCCTTGAGAGGCAAGCCAGCGGTAGTCGCGCCAGTTGTCACATCAATCTCTGTGCGAGATGTGCCAGAAGCAGTGCTTCCAGCAGTAGCATCAACAATATCGAAATTACCAAACAGATCCGCTACAGGGAATGCGGCATCAGCTTGAATTTCGTAGACAGCATGAGGTGCGTCAATAACGGAAGCTTCAATGTCAGCAGCATTTGTAGAGGCTGGGTAAAAATTGGAAAAAGTTTCTTTTCCAGTAGTTGGATCAGTGTAGCGGCATCCGTTGAAAACACCCAAAACAAGATCCGTATTGCCAGCCGCGATACGCTCAATACCACCACCAGTGACAGCTTTCACGATGTCACCTTGGAAGATTGAAGTACCATAGTTAGCCGCAATGCGGTATTTGTTCTGCATGCCAATCAGATCGGAGCCATTACCTGAACGCGAAAGGCGTAGGCCAAAAGCGGCATCTTGATTAGCCATCTTTTTATCTCCTAATTGTCAGCTACCCCTTTGGGTCCACCAAAGGACACAGAGGAGCTACGTTGTGGTTTTAGCTTTGGCATCGCAGCATTGGACTCTCTCATCCAATCACGATCCACAGCCTCCATTTGGTTTTGCGTTGTATTCTGATAGTGAGAATTACGCTGATCCGCGATTTCTTCTGGTATTCTGGCTAGAACCAGACCACCAACGCCAATCACGCCTGCATTTTTTCCCTCATCAATGACGGGGGCATCAAACTCAGGGTGGTCTTCTGCTTTCACAAGCTCCCATCCTTCACGGCGGCGTTTGTGAACATTGTTACGATCATCGTATTCCATAACAGATTCACGAATCCACCTATGCTTGTAACCAATAGGTGCTTCTGGAGCTTCAAGGGCTGAAGGCGGTTTCCAATCGGCAACTCTCGCTTGTTGTTCACGGGTTTGCGACTCCCGGTTTGTGCGATCAGACATTACGCTTGCTTCCTTTCCAGTTTAGCAACCTCTTTGGCATACCGCTCAAGAGGAATTTTCATTTTTTTGGCAAAAGCCACTTGTCCCGGCGTTAATTCCACCGTCTTCTTCCGCCCACTTTTGGTAGCTGACCGTCCACTGGACGCAGGAGTAACTGCTTGGGCGTTCTGCCGTTGCTCCTGAAACTTGTGAGGAAATTCTTTGCGAATACGGCGATCAATTTCCTGATAATATTCATCTGGGTTTTCACTAGGATTAAACCCTTCATTAACAACAATCTGTTCATGTATAACTTTTGCGCCAACAGTCATAATAGCGTCACCGTTATCACCAAACCAAGGATTTTTTTCCATCCAGCTTGTAAGCCTTTGATCAGGCCGTCTTGACTGTTGTTGAACTTGTTGTTGCGGCTGTTGAGCAACCTGCTCTTGTTGAACAGCTTCGCGCTCTGACCGCGCCCTTTGTATTCTTAAACGCTCTTTGTCTATAGCAAGCTGTGACATTGTTGATTGCGCTTCAGCAACCTTGTCCATGTCTCCTGCGTCAAAGGCATCTTTCATAACTTTTTTAACAGCAAGCTCTTGGCTTTCAACACGAGATCCATACTCGTTTATATAGCCCTTATCTAAATCAGAGAGCTTCTTCTTCATCTCTTCATTTTGTTTCTGGACTTGCTGTGCATATGTATAAGCAGCTTCGGCCTCTTCAATGGCCTGCTTTCTTTTAGCAGTTAGCTGATTAATTCTTTTCTGGACATTATCGCTGTAATTTTCAAGCTCTGAATCTTCAGCGCCGTCATCAGATTCCCGTACAATTGTTCGGGTTTCTTCATTTTTTTCGGAAACAGAAACTTCTTCAGATGACAAATTATTGTCATCATCAAAGTCAAAAGACACGCTCTCTTCAATTTCTGTTTTTTCAGCTTCTTGATTTTCATTCATATCCATGTCTCCCACTATACATAAGAAATATCGGCTGGGTCAAGTATTGTAGCGATAATGTTATCATCATTGATAAGTCTTACCTCTAAACCGTCAACTTTAAACCTATTTCCAGCATATCTTCCCATTAATACCCATGATTTCTCACCACACCAAGGCCCAGACGGGAACTTGTTTGCGTCCAAATAGGCATCAGGACCAACTTTAACAACGTAAGCTGCAACTGTTGCAAAGCTTTCGCGTTCACGAACAGAGTCTGGAATAATAATTCCACCAGCAGACTTCTTTTTCATGTAATAGGGGATCACAAGAAGGCGATAACCGACAGGTTGCGGTAATCTATCTATCGCAGACACATCCATCTGCGAAGGATCTTCTGTATTCTTTTGATTTGGGTCTTCTAAATTTTCAAACCCTTTTGATATTGCCGTTGGTACCGGACTGGACTCAACGCTCTTTGCCATCCTCTCAGGGACGAATAGTTTTTTAGCCATCTTCTAGCTCTATGCCTTTCATCGCGGATTTGATCAAATCTTCAGAGTAGGTTAATCCGCGTATTTGCCCTACTATGAATCGGTAGTCATTCCAATCTCCTACCGAGCCATCAGCCAGCCGCTGAGTATAATCAGCCTTTTGCTGGCGTATGTCCTTCAACATGTATTCCGCTAATTGTATAGCGTCCATTATTTTTTACCAAAAAACTTTGTTGCCGCTCTTGTTCCGAAGCTTGCGCTTACGATAATTCCAAGCGTGTATCTGTAATATTCCGGCATGGCATTCAATGCTGTGAACCCATCCGTTACTATCTGTCTACCCCATTCTCCGCAAAATGCCAAGATCAATGGGACAGAAAACAAAATTGTAAGCCACTCGTCTTTCCAGCTATTTGCAGATGCGTCAGCCATTTTAAGATCCCAGTCGATCTCTCCCGTGGCTTTTTTCTCCATAATAACAGCTTCAGCCTTGGCTTTAGCAACCTTTGCACCTGCCTCTGCTTTTTTGGTTTCAACCTTACCCTCAAGCCAGGTTGATGCAAGGTTTCCTAGTGGTCCTATAAGAGCCTGTATCATTCTATGATCCTCACAATATAGTTTGTGCCATCTGTGTTCTTTGATACCTCAACTGTCTTATTTTCACAAGAATACCGCACAGAAGTGGACTTTTTGTATAGATTACGCTCAATGGTGCGCTTGGCTTTCAGACATTTAGAAATCTTCTCATAAGCGGTATGCTCTGAAACATCTCCGCTCATATACAAAATCAACGTCATAGTCTTAATTATGATTGGTTCCATTACGCATCTTCTCTATTTGGCTTTCTATGTTTGTAATTCTTTTTTCATAAAAATCTAACGTCAGCTTTTGCTGCTGGTCATGCGGAGCGCGACCTTCATCTATCTGTTCTTGAAGCTTTCCAAGTTGCTCTGCTAAATGTTCAATCAACATATACTGTTCACTGTCGGCTGGCAGAACACCCATATCACCTCTAGGCCATTTTATGCGGAACTCTGTGTTTTGTCCTAAGTCTGCTTCTATCAATACAAATTTATTTTCAATCGTATTTAGGCGTTCGATGATCCCAAAATAAGCCCATGTTCCAATAGCCGCCCCTACAACCATCGCCATGAGATTGCGTATGGGCATGGATAGTTCGGTGTTTTCATTTATTCGTTGTGGCTTACTCATAGGTTTTCATACCCATCCATACAGTTATGTATCTTACCACCTAATACTAAAATAAGCAAAAACGTGAATCACTTTCGATTCATCCATGCAGTGGCGCCCATAAACGCACCAACAATTCCTGCCCCAGATATGTAAAACAGGTTGCTTATGTCAC